CTTTATAGAGGTGAAAAATCACCCCCTCCATGCAACGTGGGCCTAGTTTATGAGGCTAGACCCACGGAGCCTTACGGCAGTCTACACGGTACTTGCGTCTACGAGAGACGTATTTCCCGTGTCGTCGTACCGCTACTGAGTCTCTTAATTTGTCATTAAGCTGCTCAGCAGGGGTAAAACGAAGCCAGTAAGCGTAGAGCCCAGGCGACTCAGAAATCCTGAATCGTCGAGCCCTGAAGGAAAGGACAGGCAAGCTAATCCCATAAGGATTAGAATTGCCACAAAGGCCTCTATCTTGAATTTCTTCAAGAGGTAAAGCGAGGCCTTCGTCGTCCTCTGAGTCGATTGGCGTAACATGGCGTATTTTTACTCCGCGAATGGCAGCAAGCCATGCGTTTTGTAAAACTCCGTCACAGCTACAATAATCGTGTAGGCGAAAAGCAAGACGCCGGATACGATTAGCCAATCTGTAAAGCTCTTCCAGAACATCTGGAACCTCCTTCTGGTAAATGGGTGTAACATCGGAACCTCCAAAGTAATGCTTGCCACAACTTTCGAAGAATTGCCCGCCGTAGTGAGTTTTATCGGGATTAACCGTTAAGCCCACCGCAGCAAACGATTCTAAGAGAAGTGGCATAGCTTTATCAGGAAGAATGATGTCATCTCCATAAACCAGACTACGCCCCTTAAGACCCTCAACTTCGAGCACAGCTGAACTTAAAGCCCAGAATAACAGGGTTTCGAGCTCAAAAGTGAAGCCATTACCCATGGTAGAAAACTTTTCGAAATGTTCAAACTTGTCGCCAAGTTTGTAGTATTTCGATCGTAAACTATCAAGGAGTAAGGCCCAGTCTACAGGGAGGAGCAGGAAAACCAGCTCCATACTGACGGTATCAGACGCTGCTTTTAGATCGACGGTCGCAAGACCTTCAACTAACGCAGCCTGAGCTCCCATTTGATTGGGACGCTGATCATTGAGATCGATACCGACGCGAAGAAGACGTCTACGGAAGAAGTTACCAACCCCACCTTGAAGGAACTGATTCGCGGTGGGTTCAATAGCTATCGTCCTGTCTGTCTTTGCGTTCTTAGACACAGTAGTGACTCTACAACCTTTCGTAACTGACAGACCTCTAACAATACAACAAGGTCCATCTGCGTCAATCCCTCGACTGCGCAACCAAGCGTAGTCGTCAGATATAACGCGACGAAAGTAAGGTAAAGCTGCTGCCGTAATGCTCAATGGATCCTCACGGATCTTGTTTTCCAGGTTAGCTTCCATTCCCTTTAGGGAGAACGTAGCGCCTGGACCCCACTTGCACATGTCAAGCCACGAAGAGTTGTATTCGCCAAGAAGTGAAGCTATTTTACGTTGTGCTGTGAATATCACAGCCTCAACGCGTGGAGAAAATCCACGCAGCTTCGATTCTCTTATGCGAATATTAGCTTCTTTGCATGACGATTCAGCAGTAGCAAACTTCTGAAGCGCTACGGCCTTCGTATCAAGACCTGTGTTAAGCCCTTTATATTTCGAAAGGAACTCGCCACAAATATAGTCTCGATGAAAAGACCACGCTGTGCAATACCACTCGGGCCGTATTGAAATATTGGCCAGCTGTTCGTGTTCTCCGTGTTTAAAGCGAAGCCACAAACCGAGTGATACAGGTGAGTCAACTGCCTTGCAGAGCGCGAAGTATACTTCGCCCAACCGGCTAGAGCCGTTCATGACAGTTTCTCCAAGGTTGGAACTTATAGCTGCTACTAAATAGACGCTATAAGCAGAGCGATGAGGTACTGGGCTACCAGATTTATAAAAACATAAATAAGATAAGCCCAGATCTCATCATCTTCCATTTTCTAAGATGTAATTTAGTAGATGGATTCCAAGTCTTGAACGAGACTTGTCACGTTGGAATTCGCAAGAATGTTCTTTGCAAATGCAAAGATATCCTTACGGTTCTGCAGAGTCGACCTTTCCGGGAGAACGAATTCTCCCCGGAAAATCAGGTCATAGCTTTTCGTTGGGGCCGGTTGAATACCCGTCCCCGTCGTCGGGCTAGTAACCTCCAATACCGGGAAAACGACCTTGACGGTAGCGCGATAAACGCGATCTCGTCCAGATTGTCCACCGGCAGGTGCAGGCTTCGGTTCCTTGAGATCAATTGAGATCGCAGGGAAACCGATAGCCACACCACCAGAACGATCGTAAAAATAATTTACGCCGTTCTGGTCTGGGCCTGAGGGGTTGAACGTATGGGCGACCGGAGTCGCTGCACCATCATTGATGGTAATAGCAGCCAAAGCTGGCATGTAAGCCTCTTAAAAGAGAGAGTTTATGTGACAGAGGAAGCAAACTCAAGGACCTGAAACTTAACGAACCCTATAATGGGGTTTACTAAGTTTGGTGTCAGGTACGAGGATCTGCTGAAGTAGAGCGGCAGCTGATGTCATACGCTGCCAACCTAACCGGACGTCCAGTCGAGGCGTAGGCACTTTAGGCATACTGGTCAATTTTGACCGTGAATGCTGGGTGAATACTCTCTTCCACGGCGCGTTAATGTCGTATGGGCCACGAGTAAAGCCTGATGGGGTCCAAACTCCTTGATAGCTCCCGGTCGTTTCGAATTTCTCCGAATACGACTTGTAGCCATGTTGGAATTGAAGTCCCATCATCAAACTCTGTTCCCATGCTTGTAAGTATCCACCGATGTCAAGAAACCAATCGACAACGAATGAATACGGAACAAGCTCCCAGGCTATAGCTAGGGGATTAAGCGTCGTTAACCTGGTTAGGTCATAGAGTGCAGGTTCAGTGATTTGGAAAGTAGCACCAATTTCCCATCGCTGAGATCGAACATCCTGATGAGCCCAAGGAGCCTGTAAAGGATTCGAGGACTTACTTTTGGACGTCGATGTCGTTCCACTGCGGGCTTTCACCTCTCTAGTTTGATAGGTAGAACGCACAAACTGACTTAGCCCATAGATCGTCGATAGTAGGGGCTTCCAGCCGTAGGTATAGCTTAACCAAGCATTACCTATTGCCTTTGTACCCTGCTCAACCGACATTCTTTTGGGATCGTAGTGAGTGCGAGCTTTTCTAGCCCATCCAACTACTTTGGGGATTGCCTCGAAGGAGTTCGACAACATCCTAGCAGTCTGCCTACGTTCAAACAAGTCAATGGCCAGGTTAGTGTCTGCGTTTCGAATCTTATCATAAAGCTTCTTAACGCAAGCAGCATACACGGCACTTGATCGATCTTCAATACCAGTGTTATACCTAAGCGAAAAGCTGTCCGCTAAGGTACCGACACGACGATATCCTTGATCAACAGGGTCTGTCATATTATAATAACTATAAGTTCCGACAGGTTCCCAGACTTTTGTTTTAAAGTAGGAAAAGTTCGTAGGTTTAACGTATTGACCATTGGTCTTTACGCCATTACTATGAACCGATGCGGTAAAATTTACGCGTCTGATGTAATAACTACCTTGCGCAAACGGAGCCCCATAAGGGATACGTTTAAACGTTCGATAGGTCTTATTCTCAGACTCTAAATTTGTAACGTATGACTGCATCACCATACAAAGGAGCTCGGAATTTTGTAGAAGTCAAAAGGTACGACTTCCCAATCTTCTGGGAACTTCTTTGAACGGGTAGGATCTCCGTACCGTTGCTCCAGACAGAATGTTCCGTCTGGGGCGCGGACACACCTCGATAACATCGCATCTTTAGTGATGAGATATTTGAGTAAATCAATGTCACGTGATTCAAGGGCCCGGAAGACCTCTTCGCTGTATTGTCGCTGCACCGGAGACAACATGTTCCCATGCAATGAACTAACAGTGCGGGAGATCGTAAGGACTTCATGAAGCGTGAACATTTTACTCTCTTTCTCATATATAAGATGCACCGAGGAAGCAATAAAGGATAGGGGTTAAAACCCATATTCTTGATCGCAATTAGAGCTACGCTCTAGATGGAAGGCCCCTAAGGGGG